CACGGACATCGCGGCCGCGATCAACTCGCGCCCACGGCTGCCGGTCACCGCCTCCGTGGGCGGCGGCGGCAGCAACGTCGTGACCCTCACGGTCAAGAGCCCCGGGATCCGAGGCAACGACTACATCCTGCACCAGGTCACCACGCGCCTGGCCTCGGGCATCAGCTCGGCCATCGCTGGCGGCTCCACGGTGACCGGCGGGGGCGTGAAGTTCGCGAGCGGCGCAGGGACCGAGGACGTGACCACGCTCCTCTCGGTGCTGCTCCCTGGCTGGTATCACCGGATCGCGATCGCGCAGAACGACGCGACGAACCTCGCACGCTGGAAGAGCCACAGCCTCGTGAAGGCGGGCCCGCTCGAAGGGCGCATGGAGCACTATGTCGTCGCTGGCCACGGTGCGCTCTCGGCTTCGCAGTCGCTCAGCACCACGACTCTCAACTACCAGCGCTTTCAGAACGCCTGGCTCCTGAACAGCGAGAGCCACCCGAGCGAGATCGCCGCATCGCTCGCGGCGCTGCGCACCATCACGGAGCAGGACGACCCCGACGCGGCCTACGACGACGTGCAGCTCCTCGGCATCGCCCCGCAGGCCTTCGTGGCGGACTGGCCGAAGGCGAGCACCCAGAGCAGCGCGCTCGACAACGGCGTCACGCCACTCACGACCACGGCCGATGGCCGCGTCGTGGTGGTCATGTCGATCACCACGCGCTGCCTCAACGGGTCGGACCCCGACTACGGCACCCTCGATACGAGCTACGCCGTGGTCCCCGATTACGTGCGCGACGGGCTCCGGCTCATCTGGACGAGCGAGTTCAAGAAGAACAACCCGCGCGTCGCCGATGACCCCGCCGAGGGCCAGAAGGACCGCCCGGCCGGGGTGGCGACGCCGACGCGCTGGGCGCAGCGGGCGACGAAGTACCTCAAGGACCAGGAGAGCGCCTCGCCGCCCATCCTGATCGAGGTGGACGAGAACCCGGTGGTTGCCGAATACAACCGGGCCGCGAAGCGCATCATGAGCATCGTGCCGGTGGTCCCGGCCCCGAACCAGCACCAAATCGGCGTCTCGGTGCGCCAGCAGGCGTGAGGTAGATCGTGGCGAAGGGCAAGATCATCAGGGCGCTGCCGCTGTACGTGAACAGCCGGAAGATTGCCGAGGTCAGCGGCGGCTCGTACGAGCACAACTCGAACGACGAGATGCAGATCGCCACCGAGGGCTACATGGGGCATTCGGACGGCGCCGACACCTGCCGCGTTCAAGCGAACACCATCACCCCCGTGAAGGGACACGAGCTCGAGCTGAAGCGCATCATCCTCAACAAGGAGTACTGCACCGTCGGGATCCCGGTGGACGGGGGCTACGAGCAGTTCGACGGGCGCATGACCTCGCGCTCCTACAACTGGGACACGAAGAACGGCTCCTGCACTGGGCAGTTCACCTTCGAGGGCGGCAAGCCCGACGTCCTCTGACCCATGGCCAAGTTCAGCCAGATCGCCCTCGGCCGCTTCGCCCGGCACCGCGTCGAGTTGCCGCTGCCTTCCGGCCAGGTCTGCGAGCTCGACGTGCGCGTGCTCGACGACGGCGACGACACCGCCATCGACGAGGCGGCCGCGGAGTTCGCCAAAAAGCACGGCGGCGAGGCGAGGGAAGGGGACCCGCAGTACGAGCGCGGGCGCGCGCTCCACACCCTCCTGCGCGCCTGCATCGACAAGGACAGCCCCGAGGACGCGCCGGCCCCCTTTTTCGACGGGGGCCTCGCGCAGGTCCAGGGACTCAACCGCGACACCATCGCCTACCTGCTCGCAGCCCAGGAGGTCTGGCAGGACCAGTGCTCCCCGCGGAAGCTGAAGCTCAGCGGGGAGGAGGTCCTGCAGCACCTCGTCGAGGTGGCGACCAGCGAGGATGAGCGCCCTTTCGTGCGATTGCGGCCCGGCTTGCAGTGGATCCTTCTTCGTTCTACGGCCAGGCTGGCGCTCGCCTCACCCGAGCTCAAATCGCTCTTTTCCTCGGACTTCGCGCCGAATTCGACCGGCTCGCCAAGCAGGGCGCCGACAGCGAGTAGTGGCGGATGAGCACCTTTAGCCAGATCTCGAAGCCGGCGGCCGGCGCGGGCGCGGACGAGGCGCGCTGGCTCGCGCCCCGGGTGATCGACGTGCCCCCGGAGGCGTTCGCGTCCGACTGGCTTGAGCGCCCCCAGGAGCCCGTCCAGATCGGCCTTCGCCTCGTGCCCGACCACGACAAGCAGGTCGCCCGGGCCGAGGCCGCCAAGTACGCGGCGCAGATGCACCCCTCGGCGGACGACGTGGAGAACGCCGTCGACTGCTTCAACGACGCCCTCCTCCGGTGGCTCATCGCCCGCGCCACCTGCCAGCCACACGACGTCCGCGAGCCGTGGTTCCAGATGGCCGAGGACACCGTGCGCATCGCCCTCTCCACCGAGGGGGTGAAGATGCTCGCGCACGAGATCGAGATGCTCGAGCTGGAGATGAGCCCGCTCTACAAGCCGGCCACCGACGACGAGGTCGCCGACCTCGCCGCCCTTCTCCAGCAGGGCGCACCCTGGGGGCAGATGAGCCCCGCCGAGCAGCGCGGCACCCGCCGGCTGCTCGCTGTCGTGCTGGAGCGCCTCGGCGAGGCCCTCGCGCGCGGCGCGGAGGGTGAGGGCGCGGCGGGGGAGCAGGGCTGAGCGCGGCGACCGTTCTGTTAAACGTACCGCCTGTCTAAACCGCAAATAGCGACTTAACCATACGCAATCTGGCAGGGTTGCGTGGGCGCACCGAACGTCGCATGTAGCTCCAGCCGGGTCGCGCTGTCGTCCGGCTGAGGAGGCTCAAGCATGAAGTTGAATATCATTGCTGCGGGTTGCGCCGCGTTGCTCGGGGTCGCCGCCTTCGGCTGTCTGGCAATGGACGACGAAGTGAGCGAGCACGCTGATGTAGTGCCAAGCGACGAGAATGCTGCAATTGCGGCTTCCGCACTGGCCGAAGCTGGCAGACCCTGCTCGGGTGCTGAATGGGGCCGAGCGGTTATGCATTGCGCGGACAAACACCCGAGCGCCATCGCCGTGACGAGCTGCGAAGTCCACGCCAACGGCTACATCGTCTACAACTACGCGCTGCCCCCTCCAACAGGAAGCGACAGCACGCCTGGCTGACCCAGATCTACGTCGGCTCCCTCCGCGCTCTTCCGGAGCGTGCGCACGTCCAGCCGACCACGTACAACCACTCCCCGCAACATCATGCGCGAGAACTGCGCCCGCTAAGCACGGGCTCGCAGAATAGACCATGCAGCTTCGCATCCGCGTAGGCGCCGCGCTCGACGCCAACGTCGCAGGCCTCTTCCGCCCGCTGGCCGAGTCGGCGCGCCGCGCGCGCCAGCAGATCGAGGCCGAGCTGGGGAAGGCCGCGAAGGCAGCCGGAAGCGTCTATCGAGACGCGCCCGCCCACGCCAAGCGCTCCGCCGACGAGCAGATCCGCCAGGCGAAGCGCGCCGCCGAGGCGACCGTCGTCATCAACAAGAAGGCGCTCGACCAGCAGGCACGCGACGAGGAGCGCGCTGCCCAGCAGCGCGCCCGTGCCCGGGACCACGTCCTCAGGATCCGGGAGCGCTACGAGCGCGAGGAGGCTCGCGCCGCCCAGCGTCAGGCACGTGACCAGGAGAGCTTCGGTCGCCGCACCAGCTACCGGGCCGTGCACCACTTCAACAACCTGGGGCGGGGCGCCACAGCGGTCGCGCGTGACGTCGCCAAGGGGGCCGGCGTAGACCTCGACATCGGGGGTCACATCGCCAAGGGCATCGACCTGGAGAAGCGGTCCGTCGCTCTCTCGAATGCTGGCTTCATGGACCCGTCGATGCTGGCGCCAGGGGAAAAGCCGACGGCCAACAACGTCCGCCAGGATCCGAAGACGCTGGAGGCGGAGACGCGCGCCATCGCGGCGTTCGCGAAGATGGACCCCAGCGACGTGATGGGCGGCTTGGAGAAGTTCACTGGCATCGTTGGAGATCTTCAACTGGGACGCGACCTCATGCGCGATATGGCGTTCGCGGCGCGCGCCACGGACACCACATTCAGCGACCTCGCGGGCACCGCAGGCGAGATGGCGCAGCAGATGGAGGGTGTCGAGAACAAGGCCGAAGCTATCAAGGGCGTGATCCGCGCGCTTGCCGGTCAGACGAAGATCGGCGCCGTCGAGTTCAAGGATCTCGCTTCGCAGGGGGCTAAGCTCGCGGCGGCAGCCGGCGCCTTTGAGGGCGACATCAAAGCCAACATGGGCCAGATGGGCGCGATTATCCAGATGAGCCGAAAGATGGGTGGCAGCGTGTCCCCGACGGCCGCCGCCACATCCATCAGCTCGATGGTCTCGACCCTCAAGACCCCCGCACGCCTCGGGGAGTTCAAGGCCCATGGCGTCGAGGTGATCGATCCTGAAACGGGTCTGATGCACAGCATCCAGCGGATCATCATCGATAGCTTGAAGTCGAGCGAGGGCAATCCGGAGGAGTTCAAAAAAATGTGGGCGAACGTGCAGGGCGCCCGCGCGGTCGAGGGGTTCGCGACGATATTCAGGAATGAGCGGGCATCGGTGCTCAAGGGTGGTGGGAGCAAGCAAGCCGCGAATGAGGCAGGGGTGGCTGCAGTGAATGCGCAGTTCGCGCGCTTCGCGAAGGTCGCAATGGGAGAGGGGCAGCTCCTCGAAAACTTCAAGGGCGCGACCAGCACCACGGCCGCGAAGGCGCAGGACTTCAACAACCAAGTCGGGGAGCGGATCATGACCACGTTCCGCTCGTTCCTTCCGCAGTTGGAAAAGCTGGCTCCGGCTGCGCTGGACGCGGTGGACGGGCTAGCGAAGCTCGGCACGTGGGCGGCGGAGAACCCACTCCGGGCGATCTTCGCGGCGGCTGGCGTGGCCGTCATGCGCGCGGCAGGCGAGGCTACGATGCGCGCCGGCATCGAGAGCGCCATCCGCGCTGCCTTCGTGAAGAGCGGTGGCCCGGCCGGGGCGCTTTCGGGTTCCGGCGTCGTCGGCTCCCCGGGTGGGAAGGCTGGCGCCGCTCTCGGCGCGGCCGGCGCGGCGGTGGCGGTCACGGCGGCGGCGGTGACGATCTACGAGGTGGGCAGGCTCGTCATCGACAACGTCCTGAGCACCGAGGCGAAGGACAAAGCCGAGGGCAACATCATCTCGCTGACGAACGAACGGTTGGCCCTGACCGCCAAGATGGACAAGGCCGGGGGGTTCGACGCGGCTCTGCTGCGGGAGATGATGGACAAGCGCGACGCGCTCGCAGAGCGCGTGAAGGGTGCCGCGTCCTACGACACATCAACCACGGCTCAAGCCGGCGCGTACTTCAGCGGCATCGCGAACTACGTGACCGGCGGCGCCGTCGGCACCAGCTTCGACGCCTCAACGGCTCGCGCGCACGAGGCGTCACGGCTGGGAGAGATGCGCGAAGAGCTGAAGCAGCGCGACGCGCAGATCGCGAAGATGCTGGGCGGGGTGCTGAAGGTGGAGGTCGTGAACCCGCCAGCCGCGGGCCCGCCGCAGCCGAACGTGCCCGTGATGGGCATGGACGGCGAGATCCGCGGCGGCCCTGGCCGGAGGTTCTGAAGGCGCAGCCCCGGGGGCGCGGTGCCTCAGAGCGGTGGCGGCGTGCCGAAGGTGATCTCCCCCGACGCAGAGCCTTGAACATCTCCTCCGGCGCACTGACCGACGGCAGATCGGAGCGCTGCGCATGGGCGAGCGCCTGCTGTGCGGCGGTGTACTCTTTCAGATTGCGTATCTCGGAGATACAGATGTCGTAGGCGTCCCGGGTGGAAAGTGCTTGTTCATTCATGGGCACCAACATGCGCACGGGGAACGCCGCTTGCAAACGCTTGGCTAGCGACCGCGGATTTGCCCGTGTTTCCCTGATCGTCGTTGGATCCAATGCCCGCCTTCGACACACTCCAGCGCGCGAGCTTCGCGTCGATCGAGTTCCCCATTACGGAAGTCACGATCAGCGGTGGAATTCGTGAGCATATTCACGAGTACCCGCACGCGGACGGCGGCGCGCCGGAGAAGCTCGGCCGGAAGCTGTACGAGATCCGCGTGAAGGCCCTCTTTCACAATACATTTCGCCGGTACGGCGCCGAGCTTTGGCCGAAGCGCTTGGACGACCTGCGCAGATACTTCGAGATCCAGACGACCGAGGATCTCGTGGTCCCGACCGTGGGCACCATCCCAGCGTACGCGGTCACCTGGACGGAGACCGCCACGGCGCGCCGCCGGTCGGGCGTGGACGTGGAGCTCGTCTTCCGCGAGGACCAGGCGAACGCCTACCTCGTTGAGAAGCTCGTGAACCCGGGCCCCGACCGGCTCGGGGAGGTTCACCAGCAGCTCGTGCTGATCCAGCAGGTCCACGAGCAGGACCTCGCCGCCGGCGTCGTGCCGCCCCAAGGGGACGAGGCGCAGGTGAAGGACCTCTTCACGGCCATAGGCGACGCGGTGAACGACGTGCTCGCGATGCGCGACCAGGTGGAGCTCGCCGGCGACGTCTCCGCGGCCAAGGCGGACCGGCTCGTCGGCCTCTGCGAGCAGCTCGTGGGGACGCGGACGCTCGCCCAGCCGCGGAACGAGCCGCTCCGGGAGGCCACCCACGAGGTGTGGTCGGCGGCGGACGAGCGGCGGCGCGACCTCGCGCGGCGGCGCCGGCAGCTCATCCACTACGAGACCCCGCTGCCCCTCATGAGCGTCACCGACGTCTCCCGCGCCGTCTACGGGACCACCAGCCGGGCGGTTCAAGTCCTCCAGCTCAACCCGCTCCGGGACCCATTCGCCATCCCCAGGGGAACCCTGCTGCGGCTCTACCGGCCTGACGCGCGCGCGGCCTGACCAGCAGCAACACGGAGAGCCTGATGAGCACCTTCGATGAGGCGCTACGTGCCTATATGTGGTGCATTCTCGCGTACGACGCGATCGGTGTGTGCGTTCTCGTCTACCTATGGCGCTCGGCGCCGTGGCGTCGTCGGAGGCGTAGGTAGCTGCCACCATGCCCGCTAGCTACTTCAGCGACGAGCTCGGGAAGATCGACGACCGGGTGCGGATCACCCTCGGCGGCGACGACGCGCGCATCATCGAAAACTACACGGTGCGGCAATCCTTCCTCACGCAGCCGGCGTCGTGGTCGCTCCGCCTCGGCTGGGGGGACGTGGTCGCCGACCTGATCGCGAAGTACCCGCCGGGCACGCCGTACCAGCTCTTCATCGGCGACGTCCTGCAGCAGACCGGGCAGGTGGATGACATCGAGGTGGAGGGGAGCGCCTCGGGCGCGACGGTGACCCTCACCGGGCGCGACGCGCTCGCGCCCCTCCTCGACGCATGCGTGACGGCCGATCGGAGCTTCACGAACTCCACCTACGCGGACCTCGTGCGGACGGTTCTGGCGCAGGTGCTCCAGCGCCCCTACGTCCTCGAGCTCACAAACGAGCGGAACCGCAGCCAGCAGGCCGGCGCCGCGGTGCGCCAGAGCAAGTCCCCGCTGGACCCCCTGGGGACACCCACGGGCGCAGCGAAGGCGAGGCCCATCCAGGCGAAGGTCGGCGAGCGCTGGTACGCCTTCGTCCGGAAGCAGCTCGACCGGGCCGGCTTGTTCCTCTTCGCGGGCGCGGACGGGAAGTTCATCCTCACGAGCCCCAACGCGGACCAGCCCCCGACCGCCCGGATCGTGCGGCGGAGGGGCCAGAACCGCAACGAGGTGAACGTCCTCTCGTACCGCTACCGGAACGCGACCTCGCCCCGGTACGACAGCGCCCTGGTCTACGGGCGCGGCGGCGGGCGGAAGGCCGGGCGCCAGAAGACGTCAGCGACCTTCCGCGACGAGGAGATGGCGGGCTACGGCTTCCCGGCGCGCCCCCTCGTGCTCCGGGACGCGCACGTCGCGACGGCGGCGCAGGCGGAGGCGCTCGCACGCCGGAAGATTGCCGAGGCGCGCCGGGCGGGCTGGAACCTCAGCTACCGGCTGAGCGGGCACACCGTGCCGAGCCTCGACGGCACGAAGAAGGTCGTCTGGACCGTGGACACCACCGTCGAGGTCATCGACGACGAGCTGGGCATTCGCGGCGTCTTCTGGGTGGAGAGCGTCGAGTTCAGCCGGGCGCCCACCGTGACGACGGTGAACCTGATGAGGCCTGCCGACCTCTTGTTCGGTGGCGAGGACGAGTAACCAGCGGCGCGCCGCGGCGCCTCAGAACCGCCGCGGGTGGCGTCCCTCAATGACGCCGTCGATGGGCGCAGGGAAGGCTAATCAGACCAGCTGGCGTCATGGTGACATGAAGCGTCGCCGACTACGGTGTAGCCGTCGCAAGTGCCATAGCACTTGTCGCCCTGCAGAGTATATCCGGCCGGACATGAGCAAGCGTATGAGCAGGTGAGGACGCCGTAGTGGTGATCTGGGTCGCAGGTGTTGTTTCTGGAGTCTCTGGCGCCCACGACGCTGTACGCCTCAATCGCGAAGGTGCCAGGCCCAAGTTGCTCGCAGTAGGCCGCTGCCGACGCGTGTACGCCATCATCGTCTCCCGATGCAGTGCGAGCGCACGCTTCTGCGCACTTGCGTTGCTTGCCGGACTCGAGCTCTCTGTACTCATCCACGGAACCATAGTCCTTGAGGACGGCCCCGGAGCAGCCAGCCCTGGCCTCGCACCAGCAGTGCTTTTTAGCTTCCGAGAGGGAGGAATACCCAGAGATGCAGAGCGCGGTGCCGATGAATGCGAGGGTTTGTAGCTTATTCACATGTCCTCCAACGATTGCGCGTTGCTCGCCTCACTGACCCGAGTGCAGTCAGCATGAGGCCCTGGGGTGGCCGTGTCGAGGTGGTCTGTTGTGGTAGCCTGCGTCCAATTCAAGCATCCGCCTCTGCCGTTGTAGTGCCGAGGCCGTTCACTTGGGTTTCACTCCTCTCTAGGCTGGTGGGCTTGCGAGGTCCAGGCCACTCGTGTGACCACGCGACCTCTCCAGCATTATGCCGACCTGATGGATTGCCCAGGGGTTCCGGAAGGGGGTGCTGGAGCTGGGGGGTGGCGGGGGATGGAGTTCGCACTGGGCCTATGCGGTCCCGTCCAGGACTTCTGGCTCCGGGCGTTTATGTGTGATGCCGGCGGGACCTGCCATCAGGAGGTGCCTCAATTTGCGCGCGGCCGAGGTCGTCTCAAAGCACATCGATCGCGTTGGAGGAGGCGGGCTGGGTCGGCGAAATGTTGCAGACCGGGTCGTCAGGGCGGTTCTGCCGGAATCAGACACAAGAGCCATCTATGACGAGCATGGAATGGGATCTCGGCGTCGCGACCTACACCCTCCGCACGGAGGACGGCTTCTACGAGGTCCAGCTCGACCTCTACGGTGCCGAGGAGACCGGCGCGCCCGCGATGGAGGCGTACCACCCGTGCGGGTTCATCGGGCGCCCGCGGGATCCCGACGTTGACCCCGACGGGACGCCGACCCTCGGGGCGACGGTGCTCTACGGCTTCGAGGGCAACCAGGGGCACGCACTCCACCTGAACGACCCGCGCGTCGCGCCGCTCCTGCCCGAGGTGAAGAAGGGCGGGGCAATGGTCTACGCCCACCGCGCCGACGGCAAGGTGAGCTTCGAGCTCTTCGACGGGGACGACGGCACCTGGCAGGTGTACGTGCCGAGCGGCTCGACCGCGTCCACGATCGCCATCGACGCGCGCGATCCGGAGATGGTCTCGATCCAGCTCCAGCACGGCAAGGGGCACGGGATCACCCTCGACGGCGACGGCGTCGTGCAGCTCCGGAACCGCACCAACACGGTGAGCATCTCGCTCACCGACGACGAGGCGATCATCAACAGCGGTACCCTGCGCATCCAGGCGGGCGTCGTGATGGGTGGCGACGCGGCGGCGCCCCTGGCGAAGGCAGCGGAGCTCCTGGCCTGGGTGACGGCGGTGCAGGCCGCGTGCGCGCCCGCTGGAATCACCATCCCGCCGCTCCCCCCGAGCGTGGCGACGGTGAACACCAAGGGCGCATGAGCGGCAATCCCTGCGGCTTCCCCGACGTCGCGCCGCCGGGCGTTGCGCTGCCCGTGCCGGCGGCGCCGGGCGCCCCGACGCTCGCCGCGCCGCCTCTGCCGCCCGTCCCGGCGGGGTTCCCCGCGCCGCCGGTGCCGTCGCCGTCGCTCGCCGTCCCCGTGCCCCCCATCCCCGGAGCCCCCACCATGAGCGCGCCGCCTCTGCCTCCTGTCCCCGCCGGCTTCGCGGTGCCGCCCGTGCCGAGCCCCAACGTCGCGCTGCCCGTGCCGGCGCCGCCTGGCGCGCCGACCATCCCGGCCGCGCCATCGCCCCCGTGCCCGCTCGCGGAGGGCGCCTGATGGGAGCCGGCGCGTTCCCGGCCGGAGCGGGGCCGGCAGGCCAGGATCCTGTCGCGGCGCCATCTGCGCCCCAGCGCCAGCGCCCCCCGGGCGCCATGCTCTACGACGCGGCGACGGGTGGTTGGGCGCTGGACGAGAAGGGCCAGTACAAGACCGTCCACTTCGTCGACCAGAAGGTCGCGCTCGCGCTCTGCATCGCCCAGTGGGAACTCGGGCCCGTCGCTGACTTCGGCAATCGTTTCCGGCGCCTCACCCGCCTCCCGCGCGCCCGCCTTGCGGCCGCGGCTGAGGACGCCGTGCGCGTCGCGCTCGCCCAACCACTGCGCGACCGCGAGATCGAGCTCCTGTCGGTCCAGGTCGACACCGCCGTCCGCGGGCGCCTGGTCGTGGTCGTCACCTACAAGAACCTGCTCCTGCCCGGCTCCGAGGCCCGGCAGCTCCGCCTGGCGTCCTGATGCCCACCGAACTTCCCGGCACCCTCCGCACGTACACGCGCGACCAGATCCGCGACAAGTACCTGCGTGACTACCGCCTGCGCGATCCAGACGCGGAGACCGGGCCCGGGACGCAGCCGTACAAGGACGCCTCGACGCTCGCGGACCAGCTCGTGGTCCTGCACTACGACGCTGTCGTCATCGCCAACGGCACGACCGACGAGAACAGCGCGGGAGAATGGCTTGAGAAGCGCGGCGCGGCCGCTGGTGTGCAGCGTGGGGACGCGACCGGCGGCAGCGGCTTCGTGACGGTCAGCGCGAGCGCCGGCGGCGGCTTCATCGCAGAGAACGTCGAGATCAGGCACAAGAAGACGAGGCTCCGCTTCAAGTGCACGGTCGGTAAGACGTACCAGGACGGGGAGCAGGTGCCGATCATCGGCATTGACACCGGCCCAGCGACAAACCTCGCGCCGGGCGAGGTAATGGAGTGGACGTCGCCCCCGGTGGGCATTGGCCCGACGGCGCTCGTCTTCGAGCAGAGCGACCGCAGCGGCCTCACGGGCGGGCGCGACCGCCAAGACGACCCCGAGTACCGGGCGAGCATCCAGGAGCGGCGGGCGAACCCGCCAGCGAGCGGCAACGACGCGGCCTACCAGGAGGCGGTCCGCAGGACGCCCGGGATCGGCATCCAGCAGGTCTTCACGTACCCGGCGATCAAGGGGGCGGGCACCACGGGGATCGCCTTCACGCTGCGCCCTGCGCGCCCGGGCGCTGCCCGCCGCCCCAACGCGGCCCAGCTCGCGCTGGTCGAGGCGAACCTCAAGGCGCAGTTCCCCGGCGACGACGGCATCTTCCTCTGCCAGCTCCTCGGGCAGGCCGTGTCTGTCGTGCTCCGGGTGACCTGGGCCAAGTCGGCCGCGGGGTGGCTCGACTCCCCCCCCTGGCCCGCGTACGCGAGCCCCGCGGTGAAGGTGGCGGCGGCGCCATCGCCCACGGCGACGTCGTTCCGACTCTACACCACCGCGTCGAGTCCGCCCGATGCGCAGGTCGGCCAGACCATCGCCTTCTACAACCCGGCGACGGGGAAGTTCGTCCGGAAGCGCATCGGCGCGGTGACGAAGAGCGTATCTGGCGGCGAGACCCGCTGGGGTATCACGGCCACGACCACGAACAACGCGAGCGACACCAGCTACGTGCCCGTCGCGGGCCAGCTCGCCTCGCCCTGGAGCGACAGCCTGGACCTTGCCGCCGCGCCTGTCATTGCTCACTTCGACGGCCTCGGCGCGGGCGAGCAGCTGGCGACGTTCCACGACCCCGGGCGCCGGCAGCGCCGGCAGCCGGAGGGGCAGAACGTGTGGCCGTACGCGATCACGAACCGGGTCCTCAACCGCGTGTTCGACCTGTCCGCGATCTCCGACGCCACCCTCGCCGAGCCGACGGTGCCCCACGTCGCGACCGTCGGCACACCCGGGGTGCTCGCGTACCTCCTCGAGCTCAGCGACCTCGCTATCCAGCCGCAGTAGCGGCTGGCGCCGTGGTGCACCGCGATCTCAAGCCCGAAGATCACGACCGCTGAGCTGGAAACCCTGAGGCCCTCATGACCGCACCCGACACGCTCACCTGGGATCTCGCCGCCGCGGACGGCGGCCCCCGCAGGCCCTCGCTCGAGGACGTCGGCGGGGCCACGCATGAGGACGACGCCGTCTTCCCGCCCGACCCGGCGACCATGCCCTACGCCGCCGAGCTCAACCAGTGGGCGATGCAGGTGGCGGCCTTCGGGAAGGTCGTGCCGAGCCTCATCCTCTCGGTGGAGTTCGCCGGCGGCGCGCCGGCTGTCGTGGTCGCGAGCTCGCCGCGCTCGAGCGTCGCGCTCGGCGACTTCACGGTGACCGACAACGGCACGGGGGACACCACCATCACCTGGCCGGCCAACACCTTCCCGCCCGAGGTCACCCGCCCCGAGGTGAGCATCAACCAGGACATCGGCGAGATGGTGGGGGCGACGGTGACGGCGGTGGCGAACGGCGTGCGCGTGCGGACCTACCGCTCCGCCGGCGCCTACGACCTCGCCTTCACCGTGGTGCGGCGCTGATGCCCAAACTCTCGCGCTTTAGCCCCTGCGGCATGCTCACGCTGTCGAGCCAGCCCTCGCACGCGGAGCAGATCTACAAGGCGCTCGTCGCGAGCCAGGGCGACGCCTACCGCGACGGGAAGGGCCAGCTCAACCCCCGGCAGGAGGCGCGCCTGTACGCGCAGGCGATGGGCCTTGCGCGCGCCCGGTACGCGCTCCTCGCCGCCGGCAACCAGCAGTTCGCCCGGCACGCCTGGGACCTGCTCCCGGTGCAGGAGCGCGAGCACGGGCTCATCCCCCGCCCCGGGGAGACGCTGGGCGAGCGCCGGGGCGCCCTCGCCGCCCGGATGCTCCTCCCGGCCGGGGCCAGCCAGACCAACGTCGAGAACGCCCTCCGGGAGCTGCTCGGGGACGACTTCGTCGCCTACCGCCCGACCCCTGCCTCCGAGGCGGCCCTCTACCCCGCGAACCTCGGCGACCAGCCCATGCTGCTCCAGCCGCCCGAGGTCGCCCGGAAGCTCTGCCGCCTCGAGCAGGTGATCGCCACCGGGCTCGGCGCCCCGCAGGAGGTGGCGTACTCCGACGTCCTCGACCCGAAACCCACCGCGACCGGCGCCGAGGTGCTCGCTGTCGGCGATCGCGTCCTCGTCGAGCCCGAGAACGACGCCCTCGCCGAGGTCGTGACCGTTGAGGCGGCCCGGGTCGTCATCTTCAGCGAGATCGACGACTACCAGATCAGGTTCACCGCCACCTTCACCAAGCCCCACCAGGCCGGCGCGGTGCTCACGACGGCGCCGTACCCCTACTGGACCAGCACGAAGCGGCACAGCCTGGTGGTGCTCACCGCGAGCGCCGCCGCCGACCCCGAGACGCGCCGGAAGGTGAACGAGCTGATGAGCCGCCTCGCGCGCGGCGTGAGCACCTGGGACATTGCGGCCGAGAGCGCGCCTGGCGTCGCCGGGCCGTTCCGCGTGGGGGAGGGGAGGCTCGGCATCACGCCGATGGGGACGGTGGCGATCTGACGCGAGAAGGCCCCCGAGAAGTCCACCGAGCCCAAGAACCGCGGCAGTGGTAGCCTCATCTCCCGGCCATCGTCGCTGGCCGGGAGACCACTGCACATCGCGAGCCTCCCGCCGCGGTGGCGCGCCAGGGGACCCCGCTCGGGGGCCCCGGCTTCCTCGGGCCGCTCGAGCTCGACGAGCGCCGCGGTGGCGACCCCGCTGCCGCCTCGCCCACCACCATCACCACCGGAGCCACCGCATGTCCACCACCGTGAGCGCCTACGTCGGCGCCGCCGCCTCCGCCCGCGCCGCCACCGTCCTCCCCCTCATCCAGGCCACCGTCCCCAGCGCCGACCTCGCCTACACCTACACCGCAGCCGTCCGCGTCGGCCTCAACCGCCTCGCCCACGTCGCCCCATGGCGCCGCTACACCCCCGCCGACTTTACCCCCCAAGTCGACCCCGCCGCGACCCTCGTCGCCATCGCCGTCGAGGCCGACGACGGCGAGAGTGGCGACGTCGCGCGCGCCGACGCCATCGCCGCGGCCCAGAGCACCTCGCGCGCCGTCGTCATCAGCGCCGCCGCCTGCACCGGGCTCGCGATGCTCGCCGGCATCGACACGCCCATCAGCGGCCCCTTCGCCCCCTCCTGACCCTCACCACCTCCCCAGCACGAGAAAAAAAAGCGAGCACCGTCATGTCCAACATCCAGCGGATCCGGCCGCAGGGAACCTGGGTCATCGGCAGCGTCGTCGACGCCGCCGAGTTCGAGGCCCTCGACAGCATGCGCACCAAGGTCCCGAACTTCGCCGAAGGCAGCGTCCATGCGCCGAGCGCGCCGGTCTACGTCGGCGGCGAGGGCCTCCGCGTCACCGGCACCTTCGAGGCACACGAATGCCTGCAGCTGGACATCGCCGAAGGCGGCTTCCTGAACCTCGAGGCTGGGGGCACCCTCCAGGTGGACAGCGCCGGCCCCGGAGACACGCCGCCGGCCGCCGAGATCAGCGTGAACGGCAGGGTCATCGTCAAGGATGGTGGCCTCCTCCAGATCGCCGCAGGCGGCTTCGCTCGGAGCAGCGGCGACTTCGCCTGCCTCGCGGGAAGCACCCTCCAGATCGCGAACGCCGCCGTGCTGCGCATCGACCCGGGAGGGGTGCTCTCGGTCCAGGGCGGCGCCACCCCCGGTGCGCTCGACGTCTACGGCGCAGGGACGTGGCGCGGCGCCAGCAACTACCCGAAGCTCTCCCCCGCGCGGACGGTGCACCGCAGGAGCCTCTCGATCGCCTCAACGAGCGGGGCTGCAGGTGTAGCCAAGGCGTGGAAGGCTCACAACGACAGCTTCACCGGCGGTGACAGGGTCGTCACCGCAGCCGCGACGGCCGCCGGTGATTACACCCTCCTGGAACTCGAGGACCTGCCCGACGGCGCGACCCTGCAGACCGTGCAGATCACCACTCGCGGCATCGCTGGCACGAACGCGCTTAACAGGCCGACCTACTACCTTGTGAGGTGGCGGGGGCATGCACCGCTGGAGCAAATGTCCAACTCAACCACGGACGCGCACAGCATCCCTGATTGGGCCAACATTACGCCGACCGCAACAACGATCACGTGCAACGCCCACGAAGTCATCGACCGCTCGTACAGGTACGGCGTGAAGGTCCTACACCCGTACGAAGCTGGAGGCGCGTCGATGGAGATCTTCGACGCTGTGGCAACGCTCAGCGTCAGCGAGCTTCGATTGTAGTTAGGGCAGCTTCGCGCAGTCCTGCATCGGAAGGTGGAACGGCCCGCTCGTAGGATCGCAGTCGTCGATCGTACATGGGTCACCGTCGTCCACATCAACGGGGGCGTGAAGGATCTCTCCTCCGTTATCGTTGGAGCAGTAGTCGTCGGTGCAGAGGTTGTTATCGTCGAGGTCGGGCGGTGTGCCGGCCACGCACTCGCCATCGGCTCCGCACGACTCCTCGCCGTTGCAGAAGAAGCCGTCGGCGCAGTCGCAGGTGGTCCCGCCCCCTGCGCCGCCGCTCCCGCCCCCGGCCCCTGAACCGGCTCCGGTTCCGCCGCAGTCGCACGTGCCGAAGCTCTGGCCGTCGTCGGCGCAGGTCTGGACGCCGTCGGCGCCCCCGGGGCAGGCGCACTGCTCTTGCCTCCCGGGCACGCACTCCGCGCTCCCGTCACCGGAGCACGCGCTCGCCGCCACCACGCTCCCCACCAACGCCAGCACGACCGCCACCACCCGCCGCATGGTCCCCTGCTAGCGCGGCGGCCGGCCTGGGTCCAGCGGGAGCTTCAGGGCCGCCGGATGTGCTCCGGCTTCCCTACGTCCACTGACCGGACCTTCGCCGATGGGTCGCAGGACTCGACACTAGCGCGGACGGCTTCGCCGTCTCCATACTCACCAGGGTTTGGCCACACCCTGGTGTCGCCGAGTGGGATCTCAGATCTAAAACTCCATGTCGCAGTAGGGTATTGGTTGAAAGCTTTGAACCGACCGCACCAGCCCTGGTGACCGATGATTCTTTCGGCGTCGGCGAGCGTTTCGGGAGGATGTTCCGTGATTCGCCGGTCGATGCGCGCCAACGCGGCGAGCACCACGGCATTATAATGCGACTTGAGTTGCTGTTCTCGGACGTCCTTCTCTTTGATGTCGCGGTAGGCGCCCCATCCTATCCAGCCGACAATTATGCCGGGCACCGCGATGGTCCAGAAGACGAACTTCCCCCAGAAACTGCTTACGATGCGACGTCGGTTGATGCTCTGCCCGGATGCGTGCACGCCAGACTGACGTTGTAGCGAGGCCGCTTCGGCCTCATGTCGGTCAGGTCGCCCGATCACCACGCGAGCCTCGTTGGTGATCGGCCGGCGCTGTGGTGGTGGTGACCCGGTGTTGATGAGGACGCGCGCCCCTTCGACGTCACGAGAGCCACCTGGCGGCGGCCCCGAGTTGATGATCACGCGCGCGTCGTCGCTGTCCCGCCCACCGCCCCTGTCCATGGTGCCGCAGGGTACGCAGCGACCCGGCCGGGCGTCCATGCTGGCGAGGTGGGGCCGTCCACCGCCGGTCTGGCAGCGCCGCCTTCTGCTACTTTCCCCGCTTCGCGCTCCCGTCGCCGCGCGTCGTAGTTCCCTGTGTTGGTCCAGACCGTTGCCTGTGGATGTCGCCAGACATGGTCGGAGGCCGTGCAGGGCTCGATGAGACGCCGACCCTGCCGGCGGGGCCTGCGTTTGAAGAGCCGCCCCTGGCGGCCGGGCCCGCGCCCGGCACAGAACTGCTCGGCGCCGCTTCCCCGGCGGGGGGATGGCTGGGGGTAGGCCCCTCGTCGATCTCCGCCGCGACGGGCCAGGGGAGGCCTCGACGCTCGCAGGCTTCCCGGATCGCCAGGCGCACAGCGTCGCTCTCCGACGCCGAGATCTCGCCGCCTAACCTACGCCGCAGCCCCAAAAAAACCTGATTCTCCGCTTCGTTGAGTCGGGCGCTGACGCGTTCGCCCCGGCCAGCGCCGGGCTCCAACCTGGGTCGTCCCACCCGGGGAACCCTAAACATTCACAGGCCCGTTCGCCACCATGTTGTTTTTGGTGGACAAGAACGACAACGGGTCTAAGATGAGCAGTGTTCCACGGGCGCTTCGGAGGCGCCCAAACAGGTGCGGCCCGCGAGCGTTGGCGCGCTCCGGACCGCGTGGCCGAAACCTCACCGAACGAGGTCCCGACATGCTGCTCGTATCGCAGTTGCCCGCCATGGGCAACCAGACCAGGTCTGCCCTCTCGTCGCCCTCGCTCACGGAGCGCGTCAGCGCGGCGCTCGCGCCCTACCGGCTGATCGCCGGGGGCTACGCCGATCCCGCGAAGGGGATCACCTTCGTGCTGCGCCGGCACCGCGGTGCCCTGCAGATCACCTGCGCCGTCGCTGGCGCGGGTAGCGAGGAGGAGCGCCTCGCCGATGCCCGCGCCGCGCTGGAGCGCGCGGCCATCCGGAGCCGCACCGTGGCCCGCGGCCAGGCCCTTGTGCTCCTGGGGGTGCGATCGTGACGCCGCGAGAGGCGTACGAGGCGGCCTTCGTCCGCGAGACGGAGCTGCGCCGGCAGCTCGCCAGTGTCGCGCCGGAGGACCGCGCCGAGCTCGAGCGGCGGATCCGCGCCGCAGCCGCGGAGACCCGCGAGGCGCTGCTCGCCATCCGGCCGGCGGCGCCCGAGGGCCGCGGTCTCCAGACCCTGCGGAGGGCGTCATGAGCCGCGCGGACATCGAGGCGGGCGGCGCCCTCGCGGGCGAGCAGGCGCATGGCGGCGACAAGGTGCTCGTCGATCGCCGCACGCTCGCGCTCGCCTTCTGGGTGTTGAGCCGGTCGTGCGACGAACACGGGGCGCAGCCCCTCTTCACGTGGGAGCTGGAGGAGGCGCGCGACCTCTTGGAGGACGCCCTCGCTGCGCCCCTCCCCGGCGGCTGTAACGTCGGCGCACGGTTCGCCGTCCGGCACAGCGTCGCCGCGGAGCACCAGCGCGCGATGCGCTCGTTCCTCGACGCGAAGCAGAAGGCGAAGTTCGAGGTCCTCGTGGCCGGCGCGGCCTGCGACCTGGAGCAGCACCGCGCGGTCTGCGGCAGGTGCGGCGGCGGGCCTGCGGCGAACGATGGGAGCGAGTCAAGATGAGCGCCACCAGGAAGCGCACGAGGCGCGCGCCTGCGCGAGCGCGGCGCCGCCCGGACGACTGGCGGCTCGAGCAGGGCACCGGCTGGCCGGTGCTCCGCGCTGCGGCCGCGGCGCTCGCGCCCGACGTCCCCGAGGACTTCATCGACTTCGTGGGCCGCTGGCGCGGGCTGCTCGTCGATGGCGAGCCGGACGCGCAGTTCGTGGTGGACACGGCCCGCGCCATCCACGCGAACCGCCTGCGGGGCGAGGGGGCAGCGGCGTGAGCCCCTGGATCACTTCCGGCGACCCCATGACGGTCGTGGCCGACTTGATCGCGACCGCGGCGCTTGAGGCGGGCCCGCACATCGCCTGTGCGGTCTACGCCGTGCGCCTCACGCTCTCCCGCTGCCCCGACGCCTCGCTCCGCCTCCTCGCGCTGCGCATCGTGTCCGGGGGCTCCGCGTGAGGCTGCTCGACACCGGAGGGCTGCGGCTCCTCGCGCTGAGGCGGCCTGACGGCTGCCAAGTAAAATTTGGTTGACGAATATTCTTCGGTGGCTTAGAACTAGATCGTCGACGGGGCGGCGCGGTGCGCACCGGAGGGGAGACGATAGCGGCGGATGTGGCGCGCCCCCGTTCCTGCGTGCGGGAGCGGAGGGCGCGCCACGCCCGCACACGAGTGCGGCGCAGGCCGCATAGCCATAGCAACGGCGTGGCAGGCCTGGCCTGGCTCGGCGTGGCAGGCTGGGCATGGCATGGTGAGGCTTGGCCTGGCCCGGTATGGCGAGGCAGGCGTGGCGAGGCAAGGCCCGGTGGGGCGAGGCGCGGTATGGCACGGCCTGGCGCGGTACGGCGTGGCGCGGCAGGCATGGCCGGGCGCGGACCGGCGCGGCGGGGCGCGGCAGGGATAGGATGGGCTTGGCGAGGCAGGCGGGGCAAGGCGTGGCGGGACGCGGCGTGGCGACGCATCGCAAGGCGGGGCAGGCTAGGCAGGGCCTGGTGTGGCGGGGCATGGCGTGGAGCGGCATGGATTGGCTGGGCCCGGCGAGGCATGGCAGGCAGGGTGAGGCAAGGCGCGGTCTTTTCTTGAATGGCTTAGCAACCGACGGACAGGAGCGAGAAAGCAATGGCGACGACGAGTGCTACTGCGGAGACGAATGGTAAGGGGAAGGGCGTGGAGTTGGTGCAGCTGCCGCCGATCAGGGTGGTGCGGACGATGGTCAAGGTCGTCGGCACGAGCACGCTGATCACCCACGCATGGTCCGAGAAGGCCAAGCGCGAGATGAAGGAGAAGCAGGAGAAGAAGGCGCGGACCGCGAAGGAGGCGCGAAACCCGGAGGCCGAGTACCTCGCTGCCCGCTACATCGACGAGAAGGACCAGCACTGCGTTCCGGCAATAGCGTTCAAGAGCGCGATCGTGTCGGCTGCGCGCTTCGCGGATGACCTCAAGATGACGGTCCTCCGGGGCGCGATCTTCGTCGTCGGCGATCGGCTGCCGCTCAACTACGAGCGCGTCGTCATGCGCGAGGACATGGTCAGGATCGGCATGGGGACCGCGGATCTGCGTTATCGGCCGGAGTATTTCGGCTGGTCGGTGGACCTGCCGATCGAGTTCAACTCGCAGGTGCTGTCGGCCGCGCAGGTGCTGCACCTGATCAAGCTCGCGGGATTCGCGGTCGGCATCTGCGAGTGGAGGCCGGAGCGGGACGGGCAGCACGGCCGCTTCGACGTGGCCGAGGGGGATCTGGCGTGAGCGGCGGGGCGGGGGCGAAGAGGTACACCGCGGCGCCGGGCTCGCGGCTGCGCGACGAGGACGCAGCGGTCATCGGCGAGACGGTGGAGCGGCTCTCGGCGGAGCGGGGCGCGGCGAGGGCGAAGGACCTGCTCGAGGAGGCGCGGGATCCGGCGAGCCCGGTGCACGGCTACTTCGAGTGGGACGACGCGAAGGCGGCGGAGGCGCACCGGCTGGAGCGCGCCCGGTTCCTGATCCGGTCGATCCGGATCGTGGTCCAGACCGAGGAGGCGCCGATCGAGACCCGGGCGTTCCACGTGGTGACCCAGGACGAGAGCCGGGGGTACCGGCCTGCGGAGCAGGTGTTCGCGTCGGAGACGCTCGCGGCGCAGGTGGTGGGGAACGCGCTGCGGGAGCTGCGGGGCTGGTCGGCGCGGTACCAGGCCTACCGGGCGGCGGCGCGGCTCGCCCCGGTGTTCGAGGCGATCGACGAGGCGCTGGCGGAGCCAGCGCGGGACGGGGAGGACGCCCCCGCGTCGGGAGCTCGGCGCGCGGACGAGGCGCCCGACGCCGCCGAGTGAGGGCGGCCACGTGCGCGCCACGGTGGCGCGCACGCAGGGCGGCCCTGCAGCCCGATGCGCCCCGGCCGTCCCGCTCTTCCAGACCTCGCCCCCTGCGGCAGGCTGACCCCGTCCCACGGATCGGGGCTGCCAGGCCGCCGGGCGGGCGGTATTCTCCCGACCATGCCGACGACGTTCTTCAACCTGCTCCATGACACGCCGCCCACCGTGGCGCCAACGCGCGGCTGGAGCGCCGGCCACGGCGGAGGTGCCCCAGGTGCGACGCGCGGGGCGAAGTAGGCGAGGGCGCACTCCGAGGACGTCGCAACAAGCCAGGTGATGCCGTGGGTATGGAGAAGCCGTCGCTCCCCGAACCGCTGCGAAAAAGCCTCGACCGCCTCAAGGTTGTGACGCCGGCTGACATCAGCCGCGAGGGGAAAGAGGTCACGTTCCACGAGATCGGCGACCTACTGTACGATCTGACACGACTGATGGTTTGGCTGGACGATTTTCCAGAGTTCTTTTCGCGCCTCGCCCCGGAAAGACAGCGAGCCTTCAGCGACTACGTGGAACAAACGGCCGAGGTGGTTCGTCAAATCACATCGTTCTCGGCCGTGCACGCCACCGACATCCCACGCTTTCGCGAAGAAATACAGCAACGGGCCCGCGGGCTCCGAGACGGCTTCGAGAAGAGCTACGGCTTCGCACTTAAGCTGCACATCGCGCTGGAACAGTCAGCGGAAGCGTTGCGAGAGGCGAAGCGGGTAGACGAGACGATTAATGCGCGTCTCGAACCGAAGACGGCCGAAGCGAACAAACTGGTAAGCGAGGTCCTCGTGGAGATAACGAAAGCTGGCACTGAGAGTGTCAGCCAAGCCGTGCAGGACTTGAATGAGCGGGTAAAGGAAGCGGTTCTGAAGGCGCAGCTCGACGCAGGCTCACTGATAACGACCGCCAAGGCGCTTGAGGCGAAGCGGGACGAGGCGCTTGACGCGCTACAGGCCAAGAGCAGAGAGGCTGACGAAGTCCTGAAGTCGATCCGCGAGGCTGCCGGCATGGGCGGCGCGGCGAAGTTCGCCGAGATCTTCGAGAAGGCTGCACAGGAAAGCAAGGAGGCGGCGCTAGGGTGGCTCGTAGCCGCGGGGGTGTTCGCTCTGGCTGCTGGCGTCGCCCTCGTCCTCACGTACTTCCAGACGCAACGGGACGTGATGAACCCGGCCATCGAACTGGCGAGGATCTGGCCGGTGCTGCTGGCCAAGGCGCTGGGCCTGTCGTTCTTGACTGCGATCGTAGTGGCGCTGGTGCGTAACTACAACGCCCGGATGCACGCCTACGCGCTCAACGAGCACCGGGCGAACTGCCTGAAGACGTTCCGGGCCTTCGCCAACGCCACGACGAACGCCCAGACGCGGGAGGCGCTGCTGCTCGCGGCTGGGAACGCGATCTTCCAGGCGGGGGATACGGGGTACGTGCGGCCGGGTGAGGCAGGGGCGCCTGGGCTGGACATGGTGCGCATCGTGGAGCAGGCATCGGGGTCGAAGCCAGGCGGCTGAGGGCCGGCGGGCCCGCGTCCGCGGGGCAGCCTTGGGAGGGGGAGGAGGCGCCCGCGTCGGGGGCGACGCGCGCGGAGGAGGCGCCCGGCGCCGCGGAGT